CGTCAGTATCATTAAAAGCGTAATCAGTAACGCTATCAGCCCACATGCTGTAAATCTTATCACCGTCCACATACACTCGGTTAGGTTTGTTCTTTTTAGCGTATTTAGTAATATACTTTAATCCAGCACTTTTTATATTGGAGTTAATTGCTTTTGCTCTACGCACAGCATGATAAACATCAATAATATTATAACCCCACATCGTTGTTTGCTTGTAATACTCTCGCTCACCACCTAATTTAAGAGATTTATCAACTCTTTTTATTTTGTGCTCACCAGTAGGGTCCAAAGTTTTGGCCACCAATTCAATGTCAACACCTAAAATGTCGCATCTAGTGAAAATAAAATCCCAGTCAAAGTTTTCTGAGTTATAGCCAGCAATTGTATCAGGTTTTAATTTTTTAATAACCTCGAACATCTTGAATATAGCGAATAACTCTTCTTCTCTATCGTCAACATCAGGACCTGTTTTAATTTCTATAATATCTTCGTAACCTCTATTATCCTTTACACCGACTTGGAATATTCTTGCATCCTTATACCTAACTGGTTGATTTTTCTCATCGAACTCATAAAGTTTGGTCAAATCTTCGCCAGTACTCATTCGACTTTTAACGTCTTCTATTTCCTCACGTGATAATAAAGTACCTTTAGGTTTAAGTCCAGTTGTCTCTAAGTCAAATTGTAATCTGTGTAAATCATCATAGTCATCAAACCCTTTAAATAAACGCTTACCTGATGCAATTAAGTATTGTTCGATAGGGTTGATTGCAACAAAGTTTCTTTTATCACTCTCACCATACACATCAATACCACCCTGCTTAAAGAAATTTAATAGTTTTCCATAAGGACCAGTACATTTGGCCATAAACTTAAAACCATCTTCCATCCTTGGTGCAATACCTTGGTTATTTAATGAAGTCTTTAGTCTAGTTATAGTAACGCCGAATTTCTTACAAGCTTGTTTAATCTTATTCCTTTTACCACCATACATTTTTTTTGTGATAGGTTCCTTAAACCAAACAAACGACGTGATATCATCTTTAACCACGTATTTACCCTTAACTGGGTCGTTTATTATTAAAGAAACTTTATCGGCACCATAAGGTATTTCAACATTTACAATGTATTTTTGAGGGTTTCTTCCTTCTAAGAATCTTGATATTTGTTCATCGTTAATCATAAAACTATATTATACTTATTACCTACAAAGTAACTAGTATAATAACCGAAAAACAAGTTTTTTGTAATAATTTTTAAAATAAAGTGGTGTTTACCAGGTTTGTCTATATCTCAAATAGTACGTAGGTTAAAACAACAATCTACTAAACAAATATGGTTACTACATCCCACATTACTTCGTAGAGAGTACTGGTACAAAAACATTTTATGGAGTGCAGGTTATTTTGTTTGTTCAATAGGTGAAGCAAATCCAGATACAATTCGTCAATATATTTTAAGTCAAGGTTAATTAGTTACCTTTGTCGCTTACATCCCATCCACGCTAAAAAGCGATGAATGGGTTTTACGCTCATGGTATAAAAATAAATTAATACAATTTATAGTTGATGATGATTTGTATGCTAAGTTATCTTCAAAATTAATGAAAGATGATGTAAGTGTTTCAACTTATATGAGGAATTTAATTATCAAGGATATGGATGTATAACTCGTCTTTTATAGGGACGATTAATTTACCTGAACCATCATTAAATCTAATTGTGAATTCACCCACATAGGTACCAGCTTTTCTAGTTTCTTTTTCGCTAAATTGATAGCCGATGTAGTATTCTTCACTAATCCTGTCAGGTTCTGGTTCTTTTAAAATACATAGAGCTTCTTTACCACCTATTCTTTTGATTCCTGTATTAGCATCAGTCATACAGAACGTAATAATGGAATCCTGTAACCTATCGTGAAAATTATCAAAATCATTTCTACCATCGTTAATTAACTCCATTTTTAATCTAGGTAAAGTACTTCCTTTATTTATGTAAAAATCCATTGTTTATTTTTATAATAAATATACTACTCTAATGATTTAATCAACTCAATTGCTTCATCTATCGTATTGAAACTTCTGGTTGGTATTAATATATGGGGTTTCTTGATGATTATAGGTATTATGGGTTTACCAACAAACTCATATAATTTATCAACATGTTCTCTATTTTTGTCATTATCCACGTCAATGTCGGTATATTCAATATTACCCCTCTGTAATTTGGTTTTTAAATCATTACAGTATACGCATTCTTCACTTGTATATATTCTAATCATAGTTTTAAGTCATTTTCTTTTAACTCACCCAAAAGATTTGCCATCCTTTCACTGTGTTTATCACCTTTAGTTAGTATCTCATCAATATTTTTTTGTTTACTCATAACAGAATACCACATCATTAAAGAAATAGTACCTCTAAATAACTGGTAATATACCGATACATTGTTTTTTTGACCAATTCTATAACTTCTATCTTCTGCTTGTTCATTATCACCTGGTACCCAACTAAAAGAGTTGAATATTACAACCGTGGCCTCAGTTAAGGTAATACCGACACCAGCTGATGTTATGTTACCAATGAAAACTTTTGTTTTCTTGTTATTTTGGAATTTATCAATTGATTCTTGCTTAGCTTTACTGCCCATTCTACCATTATGTATAACACACTTATTACCGAAGTGTTCAGATAACTCCTCTAGTTCTTCAGTAAATGTTGTAAATATAATAACTTTCTGGTCTTGTTCAATAGCTTCCTCAGCTAACTCAATTGATTTAGGTATTGTTTCCATCGCAATGAATTTTCTCAATAGACCTAATTCAACTAAATCCTTATGTACTGAACTTGTTTTACGTTTACCTTCTTCAGCTCTTTTTTCTAAGTACTCTTCCCACAAGTTTTCGTATTCTGACCAACCACGTTTAGATAAATCATGGTACATTGTAGTTATGGTTTTATCTGGCATATCTAATGCTTCAGATTTTAATCTTCTTAACAAACTGTTTTTAGTTCTAATACCTAATTCAGCTAAATTTGACGCTCCATCAGTAATCCATATTTGTTTAGTTCTACCGTTTTTAAGTTTTTTATAGAAACGCTTGGCATCACAATATCTTGTGGCAAAAAACTTCCAGTTAGCACCTAATGGTGATTTTATTAATTTTAATAGGTTGAAAAAATCCATTGGTTTATTGGCAATTGGTGTACCTGTTAATAACCAAACTTTTTCTATATTACCACGCTCTATAATGTCGTTCATTATTTTAGTTCTTTGAGCTTTAGGGTTTTTAATTTTATGAGCTTCATCCATGATAACTAAATCATAATTTTCTTTCATGATATCCTCATAGTAAGGTTCATTTTTCTTACGAGGACCTGTTGAATGAAAATTCTTTAGAATGTCATAATTTATAATTGTATATTGACCAACGTCTGGCCAGTTACTACCACTAACTATAATCGCTTTCTTACCGAAGCTTTCAACTTCCCTTTGCCAAGATATCTTAACACTAGCTGGACATACGATTAACACTTTTTTAGCTCCAACTTCTAAAGAGGATATAATTGATTGATATGTATTATGTGTAACAATACCATGATTAATAACAAATAATGAGTCTTCAGCATCAACCTTAATACACACACTATCACCTTCACCAATAGATTCTATATTTTTAATGTATCTACCAACCTTATATTTTTCAGGTGTGTTATATTCATCAGCTTTTCTCTTTAACCTAAATGGATTCATCCCTTCTGGTAATTTAATATTTAAACGATAAGCTTTTTCATCATCTGAATTTTTATAAGGACCTATTTTACTCTTTTTTCTTACAATACCACCCAAACTATGTACAATTTCAGCCACATCATCAGCTAATTGTTCAGATACACTACAATATTCAGTTCCAGTAAAATTTCCGCTTTTTGATTTCATACAATGACCATCAGTGTCCATAAGACCTTGAAGGATAGCTAATCTATCTTCAATTGAAGAATATTTATATATTTCTGGAATGAATTTGGTGTGAGATAAAGTACCATTTAATTTAAGTGCACATACTTCTTCTTTTAAATTATTTAAATAATTTAATCTTATATTAAAACCACCTGAACTTTCATTAACACATTGATTTTTAAATATTTCATCAAAATCAGCTTTATGTAAGCCAATACTAATAACACCCGTTTTTTTGATATGTCCACCACCCAAAGTAACACCTAATAAATAAGGTTCAATAGGTAATTTATATTCATTTTCAAATTCAATTGGTTTAACAATTGGAATTTGCCATTTGTTTTGTCCATTAGGTTGTTTGTAATATGTTTTAAACTTATAAGGTCTTTTCTCATTCCATCCAAAACCCCTTTGTTCTAACTCTAATTCTTTATCCAACATTTGTTCGATTGTTAAATTAGTGTATCTAATTAACCGATTTTTATTATTCACACTACCATTATTTGCTGTAACAGTCCACATATGTTCTTTACAACAAATAGTAGAATATCCATCATTAAATGTTATTTTAAATAAATCTTTTTTAGGTTGTGGGTGAACTTCAAGAACTTTTGTTTTTTTACCATCAGAACCAATTACATAATCACCCACTTTTAAATCGCCAATTTTAACCTTTCCAGTTGGTGTGTAAACTAACTCATTGATAATCACCGCTTTACCCAAACCCATATCGTCAGCTAAAATAGCACCATCTCTGCATGATAAAAATTCAATTCCAGTTTTTTGGTGCTCATAAGGTAACCTACAGTCAGCGTCCATTTTTTCGTACCTCTCCCAGTCAATATCTAAATCACACTCAGTAAAATAAGGGTCATCCAATACCATAGTTTTTGGTAAGAAATACATTTTAGCGTGTTTCTGATTCCTCTTAAGCTTACCGTATACGTGATAAGTTTTTTCTTGGTCAGCTAACATGGCTTGAATTAGAATTCTTTCTGGAACAAAAGATAGATTTTCTTTTTCCTTTAAAGAGTTACCCAATAATGGATTTATTTCAACCACCTTGTTTAAGACTTGAGGTGGAGTATCGTGAAAATCAGTTATGTACTGAGATTGCCCTTCAGTTAAACTTATTTTACCTGTTTTGAGTAACTTAGATTTTAACTCCTTTATATAAGGGTTGATACCTTCGTATGTTTGCAATAAAGTTACTGCACCCCTACCCTTTAAATCATTTATATCTATCAATTTTTTAAGTGTTTAACAATATATTATATTACTTAATATAGTTATTTTTAATAAAAAGTAAAGTATATCGTCAGATTTACTAATAGTTAAATATTTATCTTTAAAGCTAATAGATTAACCATGAGTAACGGAAAAAGAAAAATACCAATTAAGAGAATAAACAAGTTTTTTTCAGGTGAAGATTTTGATTTAGAAATTGAAATGGGTAGAGAATCTATGGAAGGTGATGGTAACTTCACAGTTATTTTGTATAGGGTTGATAGAGAGACGACACAATCTGATGACATATATAATGAAGCTAACGCTAATGAATTGAATTACCACCCACCTGTTGAGTTATACGTCACTCCTACAATTAATGAAGCTAAGAATTTAACTTATAATGAGTCAAACTTTAGGTATCAAGAAGATGGTAATTTAAGTTTTATTGTTTATGTAGAGCATTTGAACGAATTAGGTGTTGACGTTACTGTAGGTGATTATGTAGGTTATCCAATTAATGAAACTGACATGATTTATTTTAGTGTAACTAACGCTGGTGAAAAGAACTACGACAATAAACACACAATAATGGGTTATAAAAGCGCTTATAGAATGATTGAGTGTACTATAGCCAATGAAGATGAATTTAACGGAAGATAAATATTATAAAATTATGACTAAAGATAATTTAACTAAATTTAATAAAATAACATAATGTCAGGTTTACCAAAAGGATTTAGAAAAAATGTTAATATTATTAAACAAAGTACTGGACCTGAGAGGAGGCAAGAGTATTTAGATGATATTGATTATAAAGGCATGTACCTACCTAAGGGTGTAGAGACTGAGGATATTGATAGAACTTTTATTGAATTTGTTGATGATGAAATATCATTACAAGTTGATGGTGAGGAAGTACCTGTTTTATTCCTAACAATACAAAAATGGGCTGAATTTAGTAAGACTTGGAGTTTTTCTGATAAATATAAAAATGTTAAAATGCCTTTTATTACAATAGTTAGAGAACCTAATTTACAAGTGGGTAC